AGAAAGCTTGGGTATCCTGCTATAGAGATTACTCCGGGACAGGTTCTTGATGTGGTTATTCATAAGGATGCCTCAGGATCATTTAATGGATCTGTTTCCGCTGGATATGAGAAAGCTTTAAAAATAGAATTACACAGATCTATTAAGGAAGAAGACTGCGCATTTAAAGTGAAGGTTAAAAATGTTTGTAATGGAGGATTCATAGTGGATCTTTCGGGGATTGAATGCTTCTTACCTGGTAGTTTAGCTGCTGCTAATAGAATTATGAATTTTGCTGATTATGTTGGCAAAGATCTGACTGTTATGGTAGAAATATACGACCAAAGGAGAGATATTTTTGTTGTATCGTTTAAAAAATACCTTAAAAAGATTATTAATACAGAAGTAAAAAATCTTTCATTCTCTAAAAAATATGAAGGCAAAGTTACTGGAGTTTCTGGAAATAATGTTTTTATTGAATGGGAAGAAATTTATACAGGTATTATTTCAATTGTCGAGAATAACAGAACAAAATTAGAATTATTACAAACTGGTGATTTGGTTGAATTTTATGTTGTAGATATTAAAAATCCGCAAAGAATCGGTCTTTCTATTTTAGAACCGAATGATAAGTTAAAGAATGTTCAAAATTTAAAGGATTCTTCCTCTGAAGTTTTAGGAGAAAATACTGAATTAAAAACATACAAAGCAGAAATTACTAAATTAAAGACATTCGGTGTGTTCGTTAAAATTGAAAATGGATTATCCGGACTTATTGAAAAAGAAAAATTAGTAAAAGATATTAAAGAATATGAGGTTGGCCAGTTTGTTAATTGCTCAATCTCTAGTGTAGACACAGCTACTCTTAAAATACAATTGACTGAGATTTAATATTAATATTTAATAGAGTTTTGGAATTAGAGTTTTACTTACAAGTAAAACTCTTTTTTTGTGATTGCCTATAGTGGTTTATTATCATTCGTAATGAATAATTCAAATGGGAAATAAAGATATAAAAAGCTAAAAGAGTTTATCTTTTCTTTTACGAATATATAGGATATGGATATTAGCACAAGAGATTTTTTATACTCTGCCCAATGCGGTTTTGAATTTGAGTTTTTTAGTAACTTAAATAGAAACGAAATAGTAGATTCACTAGGGAAAACTTTAGGTAAAAAAATTCTTCTATTTAATAAGTATCATTCAGGTTTTAAACCCACCAAAGATATTTTTAAATTGGAACCAGATTACTCAGGAGGATCTAAGATGACCGAATTAATAACTGGACCTCTTCCTTATTTTGAGGCGATAGCAATACTTATAAAGACTCTTAGGTGGATTGATATGTATGGATATACAGATAAGAAATGTGCATTCCAATTCGGGATAAGCATCGATACATCTATATTCCCTGAGGTTCCTCCTGTGTCTCAAATAAATCCTCTTAAGTTCATTTTAGGATTTGACGAGAATGTTATCTATAAAAGATTCCCAGAAAGAGCGGGTTCTTTGTATGCTAAATCTATAAAAAGAATATTACCTGCTAATAAATTTGTAGATCCTTCAAATATTTCATTTATCGATAAGAATCTTTTTGAAGTACCCGTAGAAAAAAATATGGGTATAAATTTCACTAAATTATCTGATGGATATTTTGAAGTGAGATATTTAGGGGGTAAAGATTATCAGAAGAGATACTCAAGTATAAAAGAAATATTAGATTATGTAATAACATATACTATACAGACCCTTAAGTTTAATAATTCATTCACAGATAACGATTTAAAAGTTCTTAAAATGTTCTTATCAGAGATCTACAGGAGTTCTTCGACATTTATAGATCCTGAATCTTTTCAAAAGAATTATCCACATTTAAATATAATGGTAGATCTTAGATCAGATCCCCAGATAGTTAGAACATTTTTCCTGACTATTAGGGAAATTCTTTATGATATTATTGTAGAGAATGGTATTAAAGAGGGTGTTATTAATTATGATAGTTCATTAGGTAAATTTCAATTGAAGGATGTAAAAACTACAAGAGCTTATTTACTTAAAGATTATGATATTCTTAATAGTGAAATTGCAGGAAATATATTGAACTGTAGGTTGTTTTCGTGTGATCTTAACGATTGTGCTATCGAAGATTGTGATCTAATTACTAATAACGAAATTAAACGATCTAAGGTAATGTATTCAGATATTATGTTTAGTAATGTAGTGCACGAAACTTACATTGATAACAAAGAGAAAGAAATAAACTGTGAAGTATTTGGGGGAATAATTAGATCTGGGTATATTGGAAAACTTGCTACAATTTCTCCAGAGACTGAAATAGTTAAAGATGCAGAAGACGATAAAAAAATGAAAGGGAGTTCTAAAAAGAAAGGATTTCCTGATAGAAATGACGGGGAAGCATTGTCTAAACCTGTTAGATTTAGTAACAATAATAGTAAGCCCTCAGGAATTCCTGGGACTAGCTTATAATTAAATAACCAATTAAAATGACTGAAGCAGACTTAATTCAGGAAATTAGAGATGATATATCTCATTCTTGTGCATTGCCTTATAACTTAAATGACCAAGAAATAAAAAGAATTATAAAAAGAGCTAGGGCTTATTTTTATGATAATTACCAATATGCAGTAGAAGATAGAATATTTGTACTAGGTAAGGAGCTATTTTCTAATCCCTCTTTTAGAGCTACTAGACAAATACAATTGCCATCTTGTGTGGTATCTGTATATGATGTTAGAGAAGTTAATGGTTCAGGTCTTACTGGTACACCAGATAAAGATTTTGGAGATTCTAAATTATTAGGATCGGAGCTTATGTTATCTCCATTTGCAGGGGATAACTTGGTTTACCGTACTGTTCTTTATTCATTCTTTGATTTAGCTAAAGCATATTTACTAGAGAGCTATGCTTATAATTACAATAAGAACACTAAAAAATTAACAATACTTGGTAGGGATCCTAATAGGAATGGCGCAACTGATTCTGGAAGTTCTACCACATTATTTTCTGGTACTGATGTGGGAGTTAAAGCTTGTATAGCTATACCTGAAGAGAGTCTTTATGACGATGAATTATTCGTAAGATTCTGTCTTGCCGAAGCTAAAATTAACATTGGTAGGTTATTAGGGACATTTGAATATAACCTCCCAGGTGGTGTTAGAGTTAACTACGCTAACATTCAAACAGCAGGAACAACAGAAAAAGCTGAGATTATTCAGATGATTAAAGACGAAAACACTCCTAGTTATTTCCTTCAGTGGAATTAAAAAATACACATTAGCGGGATTTACTCTAAATTAATAACGGATTTATTTTAATTTACCTATCTATAATTATATAAGAAATTGTCATAAAAATATTACAGATATATTTCTTTGAATATATAGAACTAAGATGGCAAGATTCTCAGAAATTTATCCTAGAACACCGGATGATCCTAGATACAAAGAAGGATTATTACATACTGACGATGAAGTAGAAATATTAATCGGTATGATTAAGCAGTGTATGTTAACTACACCCGGAGAAGTTCTTGGAGATCCTTATTTTGGTATAGATCTTGAAGGTTTATTATTCAGTTTTAATGTGGATCAAGCCACTTTAGAAAGAGCAATAAGACTACATTTAATAACATATGTGCCTTTAGCATCAAGTAAATTTAATGTGAATTTTACTGTGGGATTCTTTAAAGGAGAAACTAGAGATTCATGTGTTATTGATTTTGCTATAAAAGGTAACCCTATACTGGGAATTAAAATAATATAATATGGATTTATTAGATAAAAACAAAGCAAAAATATCAGATCTATTATCACAGACTTTTGATTTAATACAGGCAAGATATGGTATGTCTGAGCAGCTATTTACTGTTGCCTCTGTTTGGGGGCAGATAATATTTGTATTAGATAACCTATCTCAATTTATTTTATTCTTTATTGAGGATTCTATCACTGAGCTTAATATAAACACAGCAACACGCGAATCGTCTGTATACGGATTGGCAACATTAGCAGGACACAACCCAACAAGAGCAATAGCAGCAAAGGGTGAGGTTATAATAAAATGGAACGGTAAAGGTTTAGAAGAAATTGGGGGTGGAGCAGTTCTTATACCTAATAATGCACAGGTAAAATGTGTAAACAATGGTAAAACATACCTTCTTAAATTAGGACAAGAATATGTTAGACTAAATCTTGATAACACATCAACTTTAGTAGCTTCTGTAATAGAAGGAACATTAAATACTAATCAATATACAGGATCGGGAAGAAAATTAGAAAGCTTTAACATATCGGCTCGAGGTACATCAGGAATAGAAAATTTTGAAGTTGCTGTTAGGGTAAACGGTAACACGTGGAAGAAATATGATTCGTTATATGATATACCAAGAAATGCAAGGGGTTATATTGTAAAAAGTTCTTTGATATCTGGTATAGATATTTTCTTTGGTACAGTGGATTTTGGATTCCCTCCTCCAGCTGGATCTATAATAGAAGTTGATTACCTAGAGTGCGCTGGAGCAGGAGGTAATTTATTAGTAGATGATTCATCTCAAGTTCTTTTTAAATTTGATTCTGACGGAACAGATATATTTGGTAGAAGTGTAACACTGAGTGAAGTTCTACAAGTTGCCTGTACAATCGCTCCACAATTAGGCGCTAGTCAAGAGTCTATAGATTTAAC